GGTGGTGGCGGTGGTAGTGGTGGTGACATCCCCGGCGTTCGCCGCAGCTACACAAGTGGCAGTGGGGGCGTTGGTGGAAGGGGTGCTGAATCCCAGGGAGGCGGTGGAGGCTTGACAGATCGCGGCAATGTATTCGATAAAGGTGGAGATCGTCAGGACATTCCCCGTCCCCGCGTCCGCATCGTAGGTCTTTCCCGTCAGGGTGTCTGTGGTGTCGCGGCCCACCAGGGTATCACTGGCATCAGGGAGAGTGAGGGTTCGGTCGGTGGTGGTGGGGTTCCACACCAGCAATCCCTCAATCGTGTCGGCGGCACCTTCGCATATGATTCCGCCGCCCGTTCCGTCGGTTGAGAATACACACTCATCTGCGTTGAGGGCGGGATTGCCAGCGAGGGTGGCGCTATAGGCAAGGGTGAGAGTGCGGTCGGCTGAAAGGTCGCCACCGCCTGTCATGTAGGGGGAGGTGGTGTTAATGGCTCGACTGGTCACCACCACCGCTGTTCCGCCGACTTGAAGTCCACCAGTGCTGATGTTCAAGTTGGTGCCGGTGAAACTGGCAACGATGTTGGAAGCTCCGGCTGTTACTGTGTCGAAGGTCCACGTGAAATCCGCGTTGGCTCCCCAAGTGACGCCGGTGAAGGTGGTTTCGTCGGTGTCGGCGGCTCCTACCGTGGCGCAAGTGGGAGCAGCGTTGTCATTGAGCGTGCGGGCGAATTGATTAGTGCAAGCGCCAGTGCCACTGGCGGCGGCAAAAGACACCGTGCCGCTACGGTTGGTGCGGAAGAACCCGGCGGCATCGGCTGCGGGGAAGGTGAGAGTGTAACTGGTGGTGATGGCGGAGGCTGCGCGGAACTCCACGTACTCTGTGCCGGTAGCAGTGGCTTCACGCATCCGCAACCCAAGCTGGTTGTCCAGGGTTAATCCACCCGCCACGGTGAAGATATTGGCTTCGTCTTCGTAGGCGACAGTCGCCGGGATCTGACTCTTGGTGGCGGTACCGGTTACATTCGTGAACGCTACGTCATCCCAAACCGGCAAGGCGCTAATTGAACCGTTGCCAGTTTGCGAAAGAAATTTCTTGGTGGCGGAGATACTGCCCGCGAGTTCTGCCCAGGCGGGGGTGGAGTTTCCAACAATCATGTCCCCAAGAGTAGCGGCACTAACAGCAGTGTCGGAGTGAGTGGAAGAGAGAAGATTATGCGCTGAGCCTCCGGAGCCTGCCGACATGCAAGTTTCCACACCCCCAGAACTCTTGGAGCATAGTTCACCGGAGCCAGTTTTCGCGTAGACACGAACAGTGGAAGCGGCGGGGGAGGCAGGGGCTGCAATTTCAGTCCAATCCGTTGAGCCATCTGGTCGAACACTCAATAATACCGCACCACCACTACCCTGCCACTCCTGGAGATTGGTTGTGCTTTGCCCCCCTGTTGCCTTGACAATCACGCGAGTGGGGAGTGGGGTTCCCGCCGTTTGGCCCGTGAACGTGAAAGGGCTGGCCATCAACTGCAAGGCATTTTCGCCGTCGGTTCCTGATGTAATCTTGGCTGTCGTGGCATTCAGAAGACGAAATTCCGTATCGTCTCGAAAAGCAAATCGGCGGTTTTCCTTGGTGCCCATCGCGTCGGCGACGTAGAAATATAGACCTGAAATCGCCTCGGCGGGGCCGTTGCCCAACTGCGACATCGCCACAATGTTCCAGTAATAAGGTACAGAACTTCCGGTCCATCGGAATGCCTTGAAGCGAATGCGCGGCGTATCTGTGTTGATTGAACTAGTGGCGGCAACGGGGTTCTCCATGCCAAATAAGGTGACGGCATCTATCCCGCGCCAGAAAAAGGACCCAGGATTTCCAGGTGCGTCCGTGGCAATCTCAAACTGGTCGATGCGTGTTGATCCCTCTAACCGATTCAGCTTGCGAAGACTTCGCCCATCCGAGTACTTTAGTTGATACCCACTGCCTGCTGACACAAAGGCTCCAGTGACTGTGCATCCTGTTTCTATTGAGTCACTGTTACCTACCAGCGTGACCAAGCTTGCATCGGGGATTGTGCAACTGTCCATAGTTGCACCACCCCCGCCCCCAAAGATCCCTCGGATAGTAAGGAAACCTTCTAATGAATAAGCTCTTGGGGCTTGAATCGTTGCACCCACCCCACGCATCCCCACCACATCCACGGTGTTGCCTTCATAATATGTTCGTAATCCAAACCAACCTTGGGAAGCACCAGTGGCTAAATTCTCAGAAGAAAGTCTTAATCCCGCTCCGTGTTGGTCGAGATCATCCGTTCCGTCGGACCAATTATTTGATTCTAAAAGACATTCAATACACGTAACTCCATTTGATCCTCGTGCATGAATGCCGCTGCGTTTATTGACACGAGCGGTGGCTTGCAGGAGCAATACCCCATTAGCGGCAGTGCCAAGGTAGAATCCATCGTCGGCGTTCTTAACGTAAACACTCTGTACCACGCATTCTTCGCAGCCATTCAGGTAGACACCAATATGGAAGCCACCCTGTTGGGTGTTATCTCCGTTCTGCCCACCACCGTTCACGTCGATATTACTCATCGTGATGTGAGTTCCATCCGCTAATACAGTGGGATCAATTTGGCCGTGCTGGATCGCCGCAAGGTGTGGGACCGCCGCTGAGTAGGTGATCTTTTGTAGGGTACCACCGCTGGTGTAGGCCGCTACCCCGGTTGAAGAATCCAAGGTAACATTGTCATTATCTATTTTGGTAACTTTGTATTCATTATTGGCTGTGAGGTTTCCACCAATAAGTTGGAACCAAGCGCGATCTCCAGTAATCAATCCATGCGTCGCTGCCGTAACTTGAATTGGCGCAGCATTCGTCGCAGCAGTGACAGTGACCTTAGTTCCGAAAGCGGCGCAGTTCCATTTATTGGCTCCCCCAGCATCTGGATTCCATCGCAACATTCCACCACTGCCGCACTCCGCTGCATTGGTGTAGATGGATAAATCCCGCACCGAGGCCCAGTCCGCCCGAGTCATGGCTGGCTCCATGATAATAATAGCACTGGTCGCGGCAGCGCCGTCGTATAATAGCTTGGTCCCAAACGGTCCCGTCTCATTGCCGCGTCCCGATCCTTCCAAAATACACCCAGTACGCACATAGATCGTGGTGCTGAAGGTGTAGTTTCCCGGAGGAATACGAACAGTGCCACAACCCGCGCCAAGGCTTGTAAATGCGGCATTCACCTGCGCCCCGATATCACTACCAGAGAACGACGTGGCAAGCAGAACTGTAACTGGTATATAAGCGGAAACACGATTGTTGGGGGAATCTGCATTCTTTTGCCACTTTATATTCATGCTTCCCGCTGGGGCCGCTGGAGTAGTGTCACTGAGGTCCGGATCAACCGCCGCGACACCGTTTACCAAAATGCTGTCACCCCCGCCGCCTGTGTCCAAGTCAGTCAATGTTCCATTTTGACACTTTCTCAATACATTGGTGGTGCTGGTGACGGAGATCCAAAAGTCTCCTGCCGTACAAGCGGGGTCGCCTGTAGCTTCGGTGAATTCCAACCTTCGGTCAATTGTAACGGTTCCACTGAGAGTTGGGGAGCCTGCACGGGCAAAGCCCCCACTTGTGCCGGTCTCGTCACTCAATACCCCCGCAAGATCAGCGGATGTTGAAGCTGCGAGGTGAGATACCCCCGCATTGAAGGTCCACGCACCTGCGGCAGCACGAGCCACCCCTGTACTCCCGGATGAATCCACCCCCGTGCCACCCCGCGCCGCCTCAATCTGCCCGGTGGTAAAGAACGCCGTGGCTGAGTCTCCAGTGAGTGAAGCTCCTGCGGACGTTCCATACGCGGCATATTGAAGAGCGGGTGTTGCGGCATTATCGCAGTATTGAAGGGGCGTGGTGTGAACCTGCATCTTCCCCTGGGTGGTCGCTCCACAAGTGAGGGCTCCAGACGCTAGAAAGTCTGTCTCCCCCGAAGCCGTGGCGAAGCTGCGATTTGCACTAAGATCACCACCCCCAGAGATTCCCGCCCCCGCCGTTAGAGTGAGAGTGGTGAGAGCATTTCCACTGGCGATGCCGGTGAGTGCAGCGGTGATAGTTCCTGCGGCGAAGTTCCCCGATCCATCTCTTAATACAATTCGATCGGCAGTGTTGAGGGCTGTGGCGGAGTGGGCAGTGGTAGCGGCGATATGGGTATCTATTGTGGCGTGGGTGTTGGTGCCGATGTCTGTGAGACTGGTGTGGCTACGAGTGGTGATTTGGGTGATGTTCGTGAGGGTGATGGTGTCAGGAATATCATTATCTACCAAGGAGCGGAAGGTGGGGGCGACAGCCCCACCGGAGGCGGGCCCCCCTAACACCACATTCGCACTCTGACTCACCCACGCTAAATCAATTGTGCCGGAGGTGGTGATGGGACTTCCAGTCACAGAAAAGTGAGTGGAGGTGGTGGTGAATCCCACACTTGTGACAGTACCAGATCCAGCAGCGGGGTCAGTTGGAGCCCAAATCGTCCCATTCCATGCCAACACTTGCCCAGTGGTTGCTCCCGCTTGACGGAGATCCCTGGGATTCACACGACCTTGCGCGAATGCGATTTGCGCAAGTGCAAACAACCAAAGCACAAAAACACTTTTTCTCAGGATATTAAGAACCATATTGATAACTCGCAAATAAATCCTGGCCTGTGACGGGTTGGTATGGGGAAATGAAGGTGATGGTGGTGATGGAGAGTGTGTAGTGAGTGCCTTGTACTTGAAGCACACCATCCTTGAACAGCTTTAGTGAAATATCCGGATTGGGATTTGAGGTGAGTGTGAATATCAAATTGCTGCCATTGATGGTGCCTCCCGGAATTTCATCCTTGATTACACTTCGTGTGATTGGTCCGGGCATAGTGATTCCTGTGATGTTGGCGGAGGGTTCAAGAATGTCTTTCTCATAGTGTCCTCCTGGGCGGAGAGAGAGGAATTTTTCCGGAAGATAGGCACTCATAATTTCCCGAAATCTCATAACATCCCGGAGGAATCGAGATTTGTATCTAATGGCGTGATCTCGGGATTCGCGCTGGCCATGGCGAAGGAGAGCTCGAAAACAGGTGTAGTTCACTCCGGAATATTTTGTCCATGCGGGAAGGGAGTGTGTGGAGGTGTCGGTGGCAAAGGAGAGAGATTTGGGGTATTCAAAAATCAGGGTATTGGTGCCGGTGGGAGGGGGGTAGAATGTCAGAGTGTCGTAATCTGGCTGATAATATGCTATTGGCGTCCCCGCAGTCACACCTCTCCACTCACGTTTGAGGTAATCAAGCTCAATTTGGGACTTATAGGGGATTCGTTTGGCGTTGAAATACACCGCGTCCGGGCGGAGAGCCTCGGAGAGAGAGGTGGAAAGGGAGACTGTGGTGGCGGTGGTGGTGAAAGTAGTTATTCCCCATACCGCTCCCACCTCTTCGTTCACCCTATTTTGCCATTGGTCGATGTAATTGGAGATCTCAGCGGCGGGGAACCACCGAGCGGTGGGGTCAGTGAGCTCAAGTTGGGCAGCCGAGCGAATCTGAGCGCGAGTCCATGGAGTATAAAGGGGCATCTTTACCAATATTAGTATAACATGGAGCGGGGGCGCTGACGCGGGCGTAGAGTTTATTCAATTCATCCCGAAGGGTGTTACCACTCACTGCTCCCATAGCACACACTGGGCCGGAAACCAGGGGTTCTTTGGTAATGGTGTTTATTATTGTTCCCTGCGGACAACTTTCTCGGGAATAATGAAGTTGATGACAGGGATAACACGGGGCGACATTGGAGTCTGGGGTAAGATTGATGGTGTTTTCCCAATAAGTGGAAATATTTTCCGCGCTGGAGTGGGAGAGGAAGAGGATTTTGGGGGTGGGGAAGCACCCTGCGGCATTTAACATCCCAGTCTCCGGTCCCACCACCACATCCACATATTGAGTGAGGCACATAACTTTGCGGATATCCACAACTCCTGCCATTTTGACAACTTGCGGATGGTCGAATTCCAATAGCCGTCCCAATTGGTCTCCGGAGGTTATCATCGTAGCTTGTGGGTGAGTGTCCAACCAGTCCCGCATCACAGGCTCAAAGAGGCCGTAGGTTTTATGGAGGGAAGATCCCGATAGGGACCATAGGAGGAGGAATTTCGATTTATACTGGCGTCGGATATCTTTTGCCCAACGTTCTTCCTCGGGGGAAAAGTAAAGCTCTCCTCGTGGTTGTGCAATCTTCCCCCCGCATCCACCCAGTTCCAGCGTAAAGTCATAGTAATTTTTTCTACCCCCACGCCATTGTCGAAAAGATTTTGGGCTGTAGAATTCAGGGCGTCCTTCAACTGCAAGAAGTTTTCCCTCGATGGATTCGGAGAGGTTGATGAATCGGTCATATTCTTTTTCCCAAAGACCCCAATATTCTGAGAGTTGGGAATTGGGAATGGCTTCGCGTTCTTGACAAACGATGTTGTCAACGTGGGGGTTGTTGTCAAGGATGCACTGGGAGTAGGAGGTGCAATTCACAGTGACATGAAATCCGTCATTCTTGAGAGCTCGAATGAGCGGGGTTATCATAATCATGTCACCGAAGGCTCCATAACGAATGATGCAGGCGCGAGGGCCGGAAGGCGTGGAAGCTTCCTCCACATCCCCACACTTCATGGAGAGTTTTTTGTAGATGTGAAGGAGATGTCCTTCGTGCACATATCGGGCTTTACATTTCCAGCCCCCAGAGCTTCCAACAAATCTATCGACAATCTCGGGAGTGAAGGAAGTGAAAGTAGTTGAGTTAAGGTCGGAGGAGATGGGAAGGAAGATGACAAGATGACCGCCAATGTGAATCTTGCTTGCGGCTTCTTTGATTAACTTTTTGGGATCATCCAAAGCCTCCAGAGCTTTGGATATGAAAATCCAATCAAAGGCATCCGGCGCGTAGATAGACAAATCATCCGCGCAGATTTCACAGGAGGCGGGTCCAGCGGGGCTGACTCCAACACAGAAGATTTGGAAGTTCTTCGCCGCTCGGGGGAGAATTGCCTCATTACCAACCCCAAAATGAAGCCCTTTCCCAACCAAATATCCAACCGAGCGAAATCTCGCCCAATCAAATATCGTCATCGGTGTCGTTGGCGGATAGGGGAACGGCGAAACCAATGGTTATGAGGAATTCCCCGCCAGTGCGTACCTTGCGGGTTTTTCCCGAGTGGGCTTTTGTGTGCGCGAGGATTCGTTGCGAGGAGAGCGGAACAATATCATCACAAATATCACAGCGAAAGTCTTGCAATTCCACACCGCTTTCTGCGAGAGCGGCCCATCCAGGCCATTCTTTCTCAGACTCCTTGAGTGTGAGTTTGAAGCCTCCCCCGTGTTCAGGGATGTGGGCAAGCATGGTGTTCACGTCGCGTGGGATGCGGGTGTGACAGGACATGTCCCGGCGATGGATCGGGGCGTAGCCGAGACAGAGAATTTCTTTTGGGTAGAGACGGGCTTTTAGAAAAGCAAGCCAGTTGGTGAGGGACTTGGGAGAGTCGGAAACTCTCACTGGTGCGATATCGGGCATTGAGACTCCAGAAAACTGGGGGTGGTTATGGCCCACCCCCAAAAGCCAGAATTACAGACTAAACGTACAACTCACCCTGCTCAAACCAGATGTCATAGGTTCCGTGACTTTGGTTCGCGGAGGCGGTGGCTGTACCAACAACTGTAACAGTTGGCTCACCACCGGCGGTGAAGGTTCCAGTAACTCCTGTAGGAGTAGCTGTAACACTTGCACCGGCAGTACCGGCGGTCACAACAGCCATGGTGTTGGTGCCGTTGAGGAAGTTGAGTTTGTTGGTTGTGGTTACGCCAGCAGTGATTGTTTTCACATTCACCTTGGTGATTTCCGCTCTGCGAATGAATGCGGGGCATTCAATCGCGTCGGCGACGGTCACAACTTGGCTGGAGGCCGTGGCTGTGAGAGTGGTGGTGGACGTGAATCGTGCTGGCACTTGAACGCGGGTATTGTATTTTGGATCAGAGTATCCCATTTTATTCTCCTTTACGCGCTTGTGACAAACACGATGTGCTGCTCGGCGTCGGCGGCGAAGTTCCAAACAATCTTGAAGCCTAGAAGAGCATACCAGGCCATTGCCATGTCACGACCGAAATCTTGTGGAACCTTCATGCGAATCTCTTCGGGAATGCAAACTCCCTCATAGACTGCATCAGCGCCAAAGAAAACAGCCTGACCACGGGTGGAACCCGAACCAATAGTGCTGGAGAGGAAGCCATTTTCCATCACAAAGCGGGTTTTATAGAAGGTGCCTATTTCTCCGCTGAAGATGTTCTTGGCGAATTCTCCTGTGTACTTCGAGATGTCCACCCAACCACCAGTACCAGAATCGGCGTGCATTCCAGACAATGAACTGACACTAGCTACACAAACGTAGCTTTGGCCGTCGTAGTAGGGAACGTTCCGTTTTAGCATGAAGTCAATCACACTGCGGGTGTTGGCGGCAGTTAGGTCGGCGGTAGCGGTGGCGGTGGCGGTTCCGTTGGTAGTGAAAATGACACTGTTAGTCGCGGACATTACCGCGATGTAGTCGGTGAGTGCGAACTGCGCGCCTGCGGCAGATTCAAGAACCTTGACCTGGTCATCACGGAGTTTCATCTCCGTGGTGGAATCAATGTCAAATTGACCAAGGGCGTCGAGTTTTTGTGTATAGGGAACCGAGAGACCATATTCGGTAATAACACCAGTTCCCTGGTTAGTTACATACGATGTTTCTGGGATGGTGGCGGTTTCAATAAGCGTTCCGCCCTGGGTTGCGACATCTCCGGCCTTATCAAACAGCCATGTGTCGCCGCGTTTCTTGCCGACTTGCTCTTTAACATCAATGAATTGACGAAGCTTGAAAAACGGCTGCGCTTTGTTGCGAAGCCGGTCGGTTAGATACGGTACCGCCCAGTTACCACCCGAGGTGGATACAGACCAAATTTGTCCGGGCAATTTATTCTCCTTGTGTTAATTGGAAAGGCCCCGCCTTGCGTTTAACAGAGCTTGACGTTTTTGGATGTAACTCTCCGGAGAGACATCGGGTTGCTGGGGTGTCTTGTCTGTCGGCCCACCACGCTCAGTTACTGGGTTGGGCGCAAGCGAGGAAGAGGAAATGACTTCCCTTCGGGTTGTCATGGCCTCATCTTTTCCATTGGCACGATACCGTTGGATGCGTTTTCGGACTTCATCAACAGCCTCAGATACGGCTGTTTGGTATTCTTTGATATAGGAAGCGTGGTCGGTGATTTTACCAGCCGACTGAGCGGCTTGAAGCTTGGTGCCTGCAAGACTGGTAATCCAGGATTCTTCCTCAATAATGTCGGTGTTTTTGGAACGAATGTCGTTGATGAATGTGTTGAGGGTTTGGCGGGTGTCGAATTCAACCAGGGATTCGTTCTTGGCGGTTTCAGTGACTTTCTTGGAAACGGCGTTTTGGATAGTTTCAATTAGTGTGCGCTCGAAGTTGTCGGTGTCGCCGTCGCGGAGGTAGTCAACCCAGGTTTTGGGGGCTTCAGGGGCAACAGCAACGGGAACGGGAGTGCGCTTTTCAAGACTGGAGACTTTCTCCATCACCGGAGCAAGGGCTTCACGGATCAGAGTGGAGAAATCGGGGGCCGGAGGGGTTACCGCCACAGGCTCGGGGGCCGCAGGCGGGGGTGTTTCCGCAGCATACAATCTCTGATACGCAGCTTCGCGTTGGGAAATAGGGGGAGCTTCAGTGGTGGATGTTGCAACAACAATTTCTGGAGTGGGAGATGTCATATGGATCAATTATAGTATAACACAAACTGTGAGATTTGGAAAATTATATTGAAACCCCAATTGCATTGAGGTGATTTTCGGCTTCTTTTCCACGTTTGAGGATTTTCTGCATGAGCTCAACGATGAAATCAAGGCCGTGAATTCGGCCAGCGACTTGTTCGCGGGTAAGGGGAAGAGCAACGGCTGCCCCCAAAGTCATCGCCACCAACACATTCGTGTATTGATCGCGGGCTTTGCGGATCTTGGGGAGAACAACTTCTTCCCATGCGAGATGGTTCAGGAGATCTTGGGTGTCTTGGGCTTGGTGGGCTTCGAGAAAGGCTTTGGATGTGTCCATTAGGATTTTCTGTGCTTGCTGATTTCCACTGCTTGGAGTTGGGCGAGGGCTTTAGCGTAGGTGGGATGGGTGCCGAGGGTTCTCCCACCAGATTTAGTTTTCACAAGATATTTATTACCGGATTTAACTATCATTGGAGGTTATGCTTTTTTGAGGGGACTGGGATTTTCATTCCACCAAATAGTGGACGCAACACAATAGCGAATGAAAGTGCGGGAGGTGTCAAGAAGAAGGTCGTTGGTGACGGAATCGAGAGTCACGAGATGTTTGTCATCCTCAAAAAGAGATCCCTCAAAATAGGTGTAAGTAACAAGGGTGAATTCTTGAACGGATATTGAGATTGAATGCCAGTTCAAATCATATTTGAGTTCAACGATCTTCGAGGCATCTCCTCCCACAATTTTTTCTGCGATGAATTGAATAAAAGAGTCCAATTCTTTTATAACATATATAGATTCACTTTCTTCAAACTCCCGGCGATCAAGGTCATGAGACATTGTAGAAGATGGAAGATAGATGTTCCATGATTCACTTTTGGTGCTCAGAGGTTCTTCTTTGTCATTGAAGTTTTGGGTGGTCCATTCAATTGAGTGGAAGAAAGGGAGATAGGAAATGGATGTGACGTGGGGGTGGGGTTCTGCAAACAGTGGGAGAATGAAAAGAAGAGTGATTAGGTATCTCATACGGGTCCTTGGGGAGCGCGGGCGGCGGAAGCTTTTGCCCGCATCAATTCAATCTCAGCCTCTTTTTTCTCAATCTCAAGCTCAAGCATTTTTTGCTGAATTTGAGCTTGCTGGGCCTCAGCTTGTGCTTTGGCTTGTTCTTGTTGCTGGCGCAATGCCATATCAATCATAGCAACCTGTTGAGCCATTTGCTCGGGGGCGATGCGATCTTGCTGCATGGCGAGTTTGTTGGCTTCAATGGTGCCGGGCTCCGCGAGAACCTTTTCGATGTCTCGAATGCCGGGGCGGAATGCTTCCATAATGCGGCGAAGAAGCTCAGATTGATTGAGATAGGGCATCCAGGCTTCGGGATTTTGTCCAAGAATGTTCATAAATTGAACAAGATTTTGGAGCATCTCGGCCTTTTCCAACTGCCCGGAAATTCCAGAGACCTTGATTTCGTAGTCTCCCTGGATCATTTCCTGGATTTCTTCCTTGGACATCCCACGCAGAACTTCCGCCCCTTGACCAAGAATCGAAGCAACCCGAGGATCGGTGTTGGTGTCGATGAATTGGAATATCAATTCCCAAGCCATTTCAAGCATCGGTTTCAGTGCTTGCTCTTCGATATCCACTGCCATGTTTCCAAAGAACGACTGTGTGTTGTCGTTTTTGATTTCAATCTCAGCGGCGGTTTGAGCTCCGCGAAAACGGGGAAGGGCTTGCTGGATCTCCGACACCAGAGCTCCTTCTTGATGAGCGCGATCAAGTTGCCCGGCAACCTGCACCGTCCCACTAGAGATGTCCTCGAAGGCAATTGGCGTGAGACCTTGAATCCCCGCTCCGGCTTGTGTTCGCTTGAAGATTTTTCCGGGGTGTAGGCCAGTTTCAAAATCTTCGGGATTTTCGTAAACATCAAGAGGAACTTCAAACACCGGCAGGAGCCTGAACAGCAAAGTGTCCATGGATAGATTGCCGAGTTTGTTGATAGCGTGGTCCACACTTCGGACATTCTCAATCAATCCCACACCTTCGGTACGGAAGGGAAGGGAGAGAGGGGAGAATCCAATGTAAGGGGATTTACGGTGGAGGAAGGGATTGCGATCTGCCAACAGAACTACATCCCCGGCAATGATAACGTGGGAGTGTTTTTCCACTACCCGATTGTCTTTAACAAGGGGGCCGTAGTATTCTAAAAGCTTGACGTTATCAACTTCGGAGCTTTGAAGACGTGTGGGCTCGTCGAAGCGAAGCCGTCGGCGATCTTGGTCGGGGGAGATGTGGGAGGTGGAGGCTTTTTCCACAAGTTCGGGATCGAGAATCCCCTTATCCACCATGTCCCAAAGTTCCCACTTCGGGACCTCGATTTCCTCCAATGTGCCGGTCCATTGGTTCAATTTGCTGCCGGGGAGCCAATAGAAGTTATAAGGATCAACTGCTCGAATGAACAACCGGCCTTCCAGAATCTCCTGTTGAATCAACTGACGGTTCATGCCGGGCTGGCCCTGTGGGCCCATTTGGGGAACTTGCTGAACCTTAGTAACTGTGCGGGGAACCAATCCCCACCACATTTTCCACACCCCCAGCCCCATGATAAATCCACACTCCAAGCCCTCCGAAAATGCTTCCTTGTACTTCGCTATGTCCATGAAAACCCGCACAAGATCGGTGGATTGCTGAGCGCGGGTGGCTTCCGCCAAATCATCGGGATTGATGGGCTCAAAGGACCAAGGATTGGGGGAAGAACTCAGAAGTCTCTTGATAACATTGGTGGCTTGTTTAACGGAGTTCCAGGATTTGGGGATAGTGAGCTTGCTCTGCCAATCTTCTTTGTCCGACCAATCCTCAAGCCCCCGATAAAGTTGCCAACATTCATCCCAGAGATTCACCTTGGAGTGTCGGTTATTGCGAAGGGTGGATTTCCAACTGAGAATTTGAGTTTTTACTTGCTCGGGGGTGAGGGGGATAGGAGAATTGCTGGATTGAGCAAAATCTGCTGGGATGGCCGCGCTAAGCGAGGTGGTGGACATGGATGATATTATTGTAACATGAAATGTGGGGGTGTGCTTATTTTTTCCACCATTTCACCATATTTGGCATATTGATATCTCGGGTCTTGAAGGTGGGCTGAGAATTGAAGAAATACTTCGCGTCATCGAGGGAATGGTTGTCTTTGTCTTGCATCTGCTCCCGATAAGACTTGGTGAGAGCTTGGCGCTCCGACATGGATACATAAACGGTGGTTTCAAATTCCCGAATTTGATTTGGGCAACAATCAAAGATTTGAAACATTGGGGGGCGTTTGTCGAGGTCGATCCAAAGATCGTGGACGCGGGCGATGAAGGCAGCTTCGTCTTGAATGCCCTTTATCATCTTCCGAATCCCCGCACCCCACAAAAGCTGCTGAACACTGGTGATGTTGCCTTCACGGGTTTGTTGGGTGTTGGACCAGAGGTTGGGGTCGGATGCGATGTATTTGATTTGGGACCAGTATGGGCAGGAGAGGAGTTTTTGGGAGAAGTCGGAGATATTTGTGCAAGGCTCAAAGAGCTCCCACACACTGAATATCACCTTATCCAACATTGTATAGACGTGGAAACTGGAAGGATTGCGGGCACCGTAGTCGAAACCGGCCCAACAAGGGTGGTTGGCGGGGATGTCGGGGTAGGGGGGTTTCACCACGATTTTGTCTCTATTGGGGGTGAGCTCTGGAAAGATCTTCTCCCCCATCATGGCGAAGTATTCGATTTCGTATTCGCGGCTCCACTTTGCGGGGGAGAGGCCCGCTCGGGCTTCGGCGATCCAGGCGGGATCGCGCTTTTTGGGGTCGGCTTGGTACCGCAACGTAGCTACACAAAATCCATTCTTTTTATTAAGAACAATCCGTAGTCCTACACTCTCATGTATCAGTGTATGAGCATTTGATTGATGGAGAATTTCGGGGGCTTGTGTCATTATACTATTGATGTTCTTTTAGGGTTGTTGTAAACTTTCCGTGGCCAGTCCCCCCAATTAACAGAAATTATATTTAAGTCTTTATCTACTTCAGTCTCAACCCAACAAGCAGAACATGTCCAATGTCCAAGACGTGTATATTCTAAATATTCTGGGCATATTCCTTGACCGGAGTTCATGGGGTATGGATGTTTGTGAACTTTCATAGCTTTCACCGGTGCTAATTACTCAGGCATTTCTCCATGATTAAGTGGAGATTTTCCTCAGTCACCGGCTCCGCCCCCGTCAAGTCCATTGTGTTTGATCCGTCCGGCGGAGCGCAAATCATATTAAAACTGGCTTGATTTGCGAAGATATTAGTGGGATTGTGGAAGAAGTTTTCCTCACTGAATAACGGTGTGATATGCCAGAAGGGGGAATATCCGAGATCTTTGATTGCTTGCCAAAGAGTGATAGCCTTGTCCTTGCGGTCGTTTTCGACAAATAGGATTGGGAGATCGCGGGAGATCAAAGCCGATGCTCCCCTCAACACATCCATTTCCATCCCCTCAACATCAATCTTGGCGAAGCGAATGGGGCCGGGGAAAGACACATCATCCAGACAAAGCTGGGAGACCATGGAGTTTTTGTGTCCCGCCTCCCCCACCTCCACCCTTCCATAGTTGTATTGCAAGGAGTAAGACTCGAAGTCGGGAATCGAGACCATGGATTTCGTCGCCCCCATCGCCACATTAAACACCTTCACATTCACGTTGTTGATGGCGGAGTTGGCGGCGACGAGTTGAGCCAGGGCATGTTGAGGCTCGAATGCAAACACCCTTCCCTCCCGTCCCACCATGTGGGCCATGGGGATAGTGAGACTCCCAATGTTGGCACCAACATCAAGGGCGAGATCGCCGGGGCGGAGAATTTGGGAGAATAAGGAGACTTCTCCCTCGGAATATTCACCGTAGGTGCGAAGGGAGCGACCGACGATATCGTCGGAAGAGGGAAAGAAGAAGTATCCGTGGCGGCATTTCTGGAGTTCGAGGTTCATAGTTTCACAAGTTTACATCTTTTGATAATTTCTGACGTGCTTAAACTTTTCTTCGGGCGGTGGACAAAGAACTTTGGGACTTTGAATCTGCTTTCATGCTCAAGATAGTCTTCCCCTTGGATTCTGAAACTTGGCTTGAGATTCACCATGAGAAGTTTCATATCTTCCTCATTGGCGATCTCCACCACAAAATGGACATCCATAAATCCCAACGCCGCTGCGCGTTCTGCGAAGCACATGATTGGCCTGCCGGGGCCCTTCAGGTTATTGATCTTACGATCAGAATCGAGAGCCACCACAACAGTTTTAGCTCTCACCTGTGCTTGACGAATACACCGCATGTGGCCGGGGTGGAGGAGATCAAAGGCTCCGTTGAGGAGACACACGGGATGGGGGAGGCTGGGAGGCCAGAGATCTGCGGGACGCATCCACTCGGTGGCGGATTCCGCCTCGACACGAATTACCTTAGACACGCGGCTTCACTACCATTTCTCCCCAACATTCGTCGTGGTGTTTTTGGGAGTCTTTCCATTTTATGAATTGTTTGCAGTAGACACAGGTGAAACCGTAGCAGTTGGTCATAGTTATCCTTCAGTTATAGTATCAGAAGTGTCCCTCGCTAAGTGCATGAAATATGAAGGGTTTGCAGTAGACACCATTGTGCATCTACCCCCGTTTTGAATGCTAGGTTTAATTGCCGCAAATGCCTCTCCCGCCTCTATTTGAAAAGCCGCCTCGTCCAAAAAAATCCCACTGGGGTGGTATTGCCGAATTTGATCCGGCCCCTGCGGAAACCCAAGTATTTGACTCTCATTCGCCACACTCAACACCCCACTGCGCGATTGTCCCATGGTGTAAGTGGATTTGGTGTAGTTGCGAAGAAACTTCGGTTGGTGTTTGGCGATGAATTCCGCACGCTCCACAAGCTCTGCGGTTTTGGTGCTGTCGTCAGATTGAAAGATATTTTGGCGTCCTTCATGAAACAAAGTATCCCACGTGTACATCATCACCACCAACCACGTAGCCATCATGTCGCGGGATTTCTCCAGCGCCAGGAGTGGATACTTGAGCCATGCCTCGATAATGGGGATCATGTAAGGATAGAGTGGAAAGGCACGGGTGGATGGGAGTTCTGTAAAGCTGCTTCGGAGCAGGGGAGTGGGAGCTTCCAAGATGTCATGCCTGCGAAGCAAGTGGTCAGGGAGTTTGCTAAATGTGTGAGTGTTTCCATCAGCGCAAGTCTTGCACACATACATGGGGTGGGGGTCTTGGGTGTAGACATAAGGGATTCCGGCGTGCCGGGAGGCATCAAGCCAGTAGAAGATATCTTCCCGGCATTTTTCCCATTCTGATTTTCCGAGGAGACGCAAAAACCCCTCTCTTTTAGATTTATTTTGCTTGGCGATGGATTCCAGAAGTTCTTTGGAGATGGGGATGTCAGGCATTGGGGGATTTCAATAAAGAGATAATTTCATCAAGTTTGGAATTTATGTCTCCAAGATTTAATTGAGGTGGATAGGATGTGGTTGAAGGCATGGATGTAGTTGCAGGTCTATAAAAACACTGATGCCATCCAAAATACCACATAAAACACATTGGACACATGTTCATTAAAATCTCCCGCTCTCTTCCACTCTCTCCACATCGCTATCCTCATGGTGTGTGGAAAACTCAACCATCCACGCTGTGGTGTCGGTGTAGTTGCTAAAACGGTGCAGCGCCCCAGCGGGAATGTCAACACAGTCTTTCGCCCATCCTCGAAGAATCTCCGATCTTCCACTAACCTCCACCTCAATCAAACCATCGAGACAAAGGAAAGTTTCAGACTTGCGGGTGTGGCGGTGGAGGGAGGATTGAGACATGGGAAGGATCTCAAATAACTTTCCGCAATAAGACTTGTTGACAACGTAGTATTCATTTCCCCAGATCTTCTTGTCAACTTTCCTTCCGGCTTCTATGTAGTGTTTTTCAAGATTCATAAAGTAATTTTTCTTGCCTTTTTAATCTGCTTTCGTAAGTCATTGATCTCTTTCATATTCACCGTCGCCGTGAATGGCTTCCCAACAACCACCGCCGCTCCTAAGCTGGCGAATTCCAAAGCGTCAGCGCGAGGCCAGCGCACAGAATAGCAAACGCTGAAAGTATCACCAGCACCGCTAACGCAAACGACATTCCTAGCAAAGGCTTCAACATGCTCAATTTCCTTTCCAAACTCCAAAAGCGAAGCTCCATGCTCTCCCATTGTTACCACACAACGCTCAAAGAGATCGTAAGTTGGTTTGAATTCTGAGTATTCTTTCACGTTTGGGAAAATTGTGGTAGTCCACCCAAGATACGGACTCGGATCGCACTTCGTATCCACGAATGTGGGGAGGTTCATTTCATACAGAGCGAGAATGACTTCGGGGGTGACAGTACCCTTATCATAATCGGCAATAATAATTCGATCGACTTTCTGTTTTTTTATCTCCTCAATTTCAATTGGCAAACACCAATCGTGCTCATCCCATCGAGCAATTTGCACGCCGTTTGCTATCAAACGATTCTTGATTGGGCAGGAGTCTTTCGCTCTGGGAATAATGTTAGCGGGAGACGGCTCCCAAACTTGCGCTTGGAGAGACCAGAGGTTTTCGCTGACGTTCCAAGACCCTCCGGGTAGGTTATACACATTCTCAATCGCAACTATTGCTATGGGTTGCTCTGGACTCAAGCGAGTAGCAGAGCCACACCAATAACGGTCGTTCATTCCATCACCAATGACAAGGAATTTCATTCAATCTCTCTCGCCGCTTGCGCAAGCTTCTTCCACGCCATTTCCACCCTTATCCATTGCTCACGTTCTTTAATATCAATCACCCCCTTGGCTTCCATTCTCTCCCGTAACCAAGTCCAATGGTTGTAGTTAAATACGAAACTATTTGCCTCATTCTCCACATTCCTAAGAGCGGGGACACCGGGAGTGCTCACCAGTGCCCCCGTAACCACCCCAAGTACGAGGAGGCGTCGTAGCATTCGCAGGGGGGCGATGGGGAATCGCCGAGGAAGGACTGCAAATGTGGGGTGGGAAAGGCATGGAGTTAGAGGGGGCGGGGAATCAATACAACAAGATGTTCCAAGTATTCCACTCTTTCTTCAAGAACAATAACTACTCTCTTTAGACTTTCTACCTGTTCTTTAAGGCCGGTAATTACCTGCTCATCAAGATAACTCATTGGCGTTTTGGATTTTCATTCCTTTCCACATTTCTTACAGGTTGCCCTTTTTCATCAAATGACGCAACACGATTACCTTCAAAAGTCAGCACAAATGGGTGGTTTGTGTCATCCTTCCATTCCCCGGACTCCACCCCCAACACCACAATACGTTCCAGAATTCTACTCACCCCCACGGTTTGAACTTTGCCTGAAAGGGGGAGTTGCCCATCGGTGTAATGAACAAACAGGTTATAGAGGTCTTGGGGGTGGAAAACTAGAAGACGGGTGTTCATGAATTCATCCTTCGGATCTCCTCCGATTTTATAACTTCCTTTACAAAAAAATCTTCACATCTCTTCCATCCAAGGTCAAATCCAACCTTAAATGCCTGTTTGCGCCCCATGATATATGATGTAATTGAGGAGACAACAAAGGCTCCAACAATGATAAGAGCAATAGTGTCTGAGCTCATGTCCACCTCCGGATATCGAACTTCACTTCAATCACTGGGTCCCCCACAATGTCCGGGCTTTCCACCTCAAGCGCCAACCGATTGGCCATTTGAGGATTTTGGCGCAGTCGAACTGCCTTGGCGTTCAGGGGGAGTTGGTCTTCTCCCAGGTACCCCTTCAAAATTTCCACCAACGAATCAATAGACAAAAGAACTGGCCTGACCTTCATTTCATCTTCCTCACACTCAGCACACAGCTTTTGGGGATTTCAATAAATCGGCGGAATTTCTCGGGGGCGCTCTCTGAAGCTATCACAATCCAATCCTTGCTTTGGCCAGCCAAAAATCCCACCTCCGTGTTTATAATCCCACACTCAATCCCCCCAGACTCCAAATATCCACTATCTGCACAAGCGTCAATCCACTTCACCTCCACTACCTGTACTTTCTCCTCCCACTTGATCTCTACTTGTCTCCCACTGTTTTTCTTCATCCCCTTTATCCCTTTCGATTGTGATTGCACCACTGAATCCGTGCGGGGTCT